TCCTACGCTTCGAGACTTCGCCAAACCTACAGTATTCAGGGACTTCCGAGCCCCTTTACCGGCGGTAGCGGGCAACAGCCTACAGGTGGTAGACACAGGTACAGGTCGGTCTGAGTTCCGGCCCAGGTATTCCGGAACTCCCTCTGATATCCGCACAAAGCTTCAGGTAGCATGGGACTTTACCGGAAGCTCTACGAGACTCGACAAGATAGGGGAACTCTTGGGATCAGCTTCGCCCATAAACCTTACTCCGTTCGACGCTAACCCTGCGGAGATTAACGGACTGACAGGTAAGGCTGCAGAGTTTGTAAAGGCGAATAATCAGGCTTTAGCACCCTCTACCGCCTTCAACAGTGACCCCAGGATTCTTGTTCCGACTAACAACCATTGGTTTATGTACGTGATTGGCAAACTTCGCGCAGGCTCTCTCCCGGCAGCGTCAAGTGGAGTGATTGCCTGTAAGTATACCGGAGCGGGAAATTTCGAGTACAATTTCCACCTGTCCTCAGCATTCAGTCGTATAGTGTTTGCCATGAACGGTCCGTTTGTTACGGACCCATGGGTACCGGTCGCTGACGTGTACTTCCTGGGTATGGTCCGGTACGTCCATGATGCAGCAGTAGCCGCTAATCGGATGATTGGAATCAAGATTCTCCCAGTCAATGGGACAGGTCCGGATACTAAGGCATGGACTCAGACTAACCTATCTGCAGGTCCGTTACAGTCTACCGGTAGACTGGCGTTCGGCAGACGCGGAGCTAGCGCTCTCGATTTCGGAGATATCGTCATAGACGAAGCTGGAATCGGACATGGCGAACTGACTGCCCAGAATGAGCTAGACCTGTGGAATAACGGCGGTCTACTCGGTTGGCCTCTGGAGGTAGGGTTAGGCAGAATCTACGCGGGAGAGGCGGTAGCTGACGCTACTGCACTAGGAGCGAAGACTCACTCTATACCCGTGTATAGAACAGATGGAACGATTCTCTGTTGGGTAGAGGGCAAGTTACGTCCTTAATCTGAAACGAGGAGACATACGGTATGAGCTACAGCAACTTCATGGAGGCGAGAGTCCTTAATCTCTTCAGGAATGTTTCCGGAGCAATTGCGACTGTCTTTGTATCGCTCCATTCCGCTGACCCAGGAGAGACAGGAGCGAACGAAGTAGCCGGAGGAAGCTACGCCAGACAGGCGGTTACCTTCTCAGACCCAGCCGGAGGTAACACCTGCTCGAATACGGCTCTATTGGAGTTCCTTAATCTTCCCGCTGTGGACTTGGTAGCGGTAGGACTCTGGGACGCGGTTACCGCCGGTAATCACCTAGGGAACGGCTGGCTAGGCGGATTCGCGGAGCGTCCGTTTACGTCCGACCTAGCGGACGTAGTTACTTCCCCAGGACACGGCTACGCGAATGGAGACCGCGTAGTATTCAGCGCGGAGGATATCGGAGCCCTCCCGACTGGGGTAGTAGCTGGTACTCTCTACTTCGTTCGAGACGTGACGACGGACACCTTTAAGGTTGCTGCTACGTCCGGCGGAGCCGCTATTGATCTTACGACGGTCGGTAGTGGTAAGGTCCGAAAGGTCGCGGTACAGACCGTATCCGCCGGTACCAATTTCCAGATTGCTATAGGTGATCTGGACCTGTTCCAATTCTAAAAGACTGAGAGACGGGAAGCTCCCTCCCGCCTTCTCCCAGGAGATACAAGTATGGCTACGCTCGTTCGTTATGGAATCATCGTCATAGCTGATAGCCGGAATAACATCCAGCTTACAGCGCTTAACAACGTCTGTACGGCTATCGATTCTCGGCTCGTAGCAGGGACGGTAGACCCGTCCGGCTGGGTGTTGAATGGAGAGACTCTGCAGGTTCCGAGTCCTAGAGGGACGGACACGGCGGAGATAGAGATTCACGCAAAAGCGTATGTCCTCTTCACTGCTTCCGGACCTACTAGAGACCGGATCATGAATCAGTCTCCGCCTCCCATACGCGGAATTGAGTACTATTTTCCGACTAATGGCTCTATTCCAGATAGAGCGACTGCGGAGGCGTTCGCTATTGAGGAAATGAGAAACAACGGCTATCGCAAGTACTGGATAGTAGACCATTTAACGACTCTTCCTCTGCCTGCTACTTTAGAGCCTTCGTTCATTACGCTAGGGTAAGCGGACATGCCGTTTATAGCGCTAGGGTCTGGGGATAACGGAGCAGACGACGAGTCTGAGGCGACTGGAGGGACCGCCGGTACTCTTCAGACTACTATCCGTCGAATAGACGGGTACGCCTGGGATTTTAACTGTAGTGCTTCCTTCGGGTATCGGGAGTTTTCTGTACCTACCCAGGGAGCCGGACAGAGCTATTATCCTAGTCATTATTTCCAGATTAAGACCTTACCTTCGGCAGATTCTCCTATTCTCTGGGCAGGTGACACAGGAGACCTTAATACCGGCTGGGAGGTCCGGTTAAAGACTACCGGACGCCTGGGAATGTACGTCAATACCGGAGCCGGTACTTACGTTCAGGTCGGCTCTGATTCCGCTATTCTCTCGCTAGATACGTGGTACCGTCTGGAAATGACGGGAGACTGGGATGATAACCAGTGTTCCGCCAGGATAGATGGTACGGACTTCTGTACTAATCAATCAAACGGAAATACGGCAGTAGCCTGTACCAGAGTCCGGTTTGGTATGAATTGTCGCGGAGGTAATCTCGCCTCCGGAAGAATCATCGTAGACGACTTTTTAGTATTTGACGGAGGCACGTCTAAGACGGCATGGGTAGGAGAGTACGCAATCAAGTACCTGCGTCCGAACGGAGCCGGACAGGCGGATACTAACGTAGCTCTGGCAGGGTCTTCCCCAGCCGCTACCGCTCATGAGTCCATGGACGAGGTAATAGCGAATGATGGAGTGGACTACATAGAGCATAGCAATAACGCAGGTGGTACCTGTGACGTAGCATTTGAGGATTTAACCGGAGCGGCTAGCGTTAAGGCTCTCGCTCCCGGAGCCAGGTGTACTGCTGCTACCTCTGGGACCAATACGACTAACTACCTCGTAGGTATCGCCCAGACGGCTGCAGTTTCCGACTCTGCTGTAGTAACCCATGGGTTAACGACTTGGTGGAGTCATGACGATACGGCAGGGTCGAAGCGCTACAAGCTATTTGTAGCTGTTGACCCAGGGACCTCAGCCGCATGGACAGTTAGCGGAGTGAATTCCGCTACCCTGCGCGTCAGGTCTACTGACAGCACTCCCAGGAACCGAGTAACCCAGGCATGGGTAGCGGCTATATACGTTCCGACTGCAGGTGGAGGGACCATTACCGGAGTCTGTCGTATCGAGGGAAGAGGAGAATCTAGAACATCAGGGACTCGCCTTAAAACCGGATCGTCGCGGGTAGAGGCGACAGGTCAGCAGAGAGCCGCCGGTATCCGCCTAGCGACCGGTCTAGCGCGTGTAGAGAGCCGTACGGATGCCTCTGGGGTAGGTTCCGCTCTGAAGGTCGGCAGTGTTCGTATCGAGGGCAGAGGAGAGCCCAGGAGTTCCCAGGGGATACGCTACGCTTCCGGACTGGTAAGGCTCGAAGGTCGCGGAGTACTGCAGCCTCTCTCCGGAAATGCCTACCTCACTGGGTTAGCCAGAATCGAGGGAGGCGGATTTATCCGAATCTCTCCGGTCAGTATAGCTCCTACAGTTTTCGGGATTATCCGGATAGAGAGCCGCTCCGATCTAAGAGGGATAGGAACGCGGCTACTCACCGGACTAACGCGTATCGAGGGACGATCTGACCCAGGAGCAAGCGGAACGCGGGTCCGAACCGGACTTGTGCGGGTAGAGTCAGGCTCTCTTCTGCAAGCGCTGGGTGTAAACATCGTTCCGCCGGTTCCGGCTAGAGTGTCCGGACGCGGAGAGATTCGCGTAATTGGCAGAGCTTACCGCTCAGGTATCGCTAGGATTGAAGGCAGAGGGAGACTCGTTCTCGCTATCCCAGAATGGGAAGAAGGGGAAGATATTAACGTGTTTGAACTCCTGGTACCTATGATCCTACCTGACCATGTAGGACAGGCAGCGAACCTGAGAGCGAGATTCCTAACGCGGGAAATGACGGTAAGGACGGACCTACCCGGAGTGAATCCGGTAACCGGTTGGCTGCAGAATACGGCAGGTCCTCCGGTTGTTACCTATTTCCATGAACGCGGCTCTAATGGCTGCTTCTTCTTTAGCTATCCCAGCTACCCGAACGGAGAAGTGGTAGGCGTAGAGGTAGACGACGGAGACGGCGGAGTAGATACGGTGTATTCCGTTAATCCGGCGGAAATGCCTACGAGAGCGACCGGAGCCCGTACGGTTATCCGGACTGTCAAAACCTCGTCTGCTGGGAATGCTCCGGTACTGAATGCGCTACTGACCCTGAAAGGTCCTACGGGAATCATTCTCGATAGAAACTATGTAGACTCAGGGACAGGTGAAATCAGGTGGGCGCTAGACGATAATCTAGCCGGACAGAATTACACAGTCTCGATAACGGCTCCTGGGTTCTCCCCAGTGGTAGACGAGCCGTTGACGGTCGCGGGTAACTCTCTTTCCGGAGACTTGCTCATGAATCCGATAGTGCCCACTCCGGTAGCGGGTATCGAGTTCTGTTCGATAGACGGACAGCTTATAGACGGTTTCGGAGAGCCGGTAGAGGGCATGGCGGTTACAGCAGAGCCGGACCCCATGCCCATGTGGGTAGACACGGCTCTAATAGGTGGAGAGAAACGGGAATCCCTCTCGCTGCCTGACGGAACCTTCAACCTGCAGTTAATTCGCGGAAAGAGTTACCGGATTGTCGTTCCTCTCTGGGGAGTGGACGAGACACTCCCGGTACCAGACGTAGCGAATACGACTCTTAAGGCCATGCTGGAGAGTGTCGGAATCACCTCCCAGGAGATAGGCACTTAGGATCCAATTTAGCGAACTTTAGTATCGAACAGAGAGATCGTTATTCCGTACAATAGGTTACGGTTAGGCATACCCGATACAGGGTTTGCAACGCTCCCGAAAGGCGGTATACTGTGCAGAGAACGAACCGAATCGTAGCTTACTCGCCTAGTCTCCTTACGAACTGGCTCCTGCATAATCGCGGAGTCTTCTTCGATAAGGACGACAACCCAGCCGGAGGGGGAAATCCGGGAGGCGGGAAAGACGACGATACGGACCCCACCAAAACTACTCCTCCCGCTGACCCTGAAAAGGACAAAGGCGGAGCAGGAGGCGGGAACGGAGACCCTTCCAAAACTCCGGAGCCAAAACCGAAGATAGAGTTTACACCTGAGCAGCAAGCGGAGCTTAATCGCCTCCTCGCGAAAGAAAAGCGAGACGCGGAAAAAGCGACCGAAAAGCGGCTCAAAGACTCTGCTGAGGAAGAGGCTGCTAAAACTCAGGGTAAGTTTCAGGAACTCTACGACAAGCTAAATCAGCGAGTCAAAGACGAACTGGAACCGAAAGCGGCTCTAGCCGACAAGCTCTCCGAACGTCTGCATGATCAGATCGACGGAGAGATTAAGGACTGGCATACAGCCGTTAAAAAGGCGATTCCTAGCCGAGAGGAAGCGGACGTAGAAGTACGCATGGCGGCGGTAGAGCGGAATCGAGAGCTTCAGAAGGAGCTATCCGCTAACGACCGTCCTCCGCGTACCAACCACTCCGACGACTCGGATAAGAAAGCCTACAAACCCGAAGACGTAGTTACCGGTAAATACGTTCGACCCGATAAGAAATAGGCGAACAGTCCGAAACTGTGTCGGGTACGAGGAGGCGCATATCCCATGAAGGGACAGATTAGAAATCCCAACCTGAAGACTTCTCCTGCATGGAGAGGCGACTATACAGGTTCGAGAGATTCCGTCCTGCCGTTTCCGGGGAGACTCGACCCGACACAGTTTACGGACGGTCTAGGCGTTCGAGTCCAGCTAACGGCGCAGGCAGCAGCAGACGCTACACCCATGGCTGTAGCCGCTTTGACCGGAGCCATTCCGGATAATACCGTACTGGACTTTGGCGGTAACCTGTACGCCAGAGTCAACAGTCCTGGGGGAGTAGCTATCGGAGCAACCGCTATTCCGACAGACGCTCGGCAGAACATCATTCCGATTAACTCTGTCGCGGTTTACTCGGCAACCGGCAGGAAGTTCATCCCCAGTGGTACGCCTGTAGGTCGAACTCTCGTAGAGAGAGCCGCCAATACTCCGTTCGGAGCGGCAGTAGACACAGACGGAGAAATCTTCCTCCTGGCGTTCGACGTTCCGGACGCGGAGAACAATCCGGATTGTGAGTTCTACCGACCTGGGAGAATGGTTAAGGAGAACTACCTTCCAGACTATTCCACGGTTCTAGCTCCCGCCGGAGTCGCCTCCGCTCTCCTGATTAAGCTACGTACGATCTACGTCTGTATCACGGGAACGGACTAACCCTCTGCTTCCCCAGGAAAGCGGACTCACTCTTTAACAGGAGCAAACATCATGGACCTAGCGGGACTCGTAGAGGGTATGGTGAGAGACGGTCGGTTTTCGACAGTCGTAAATAACCCTCTGGCACAGTTCGGAACAGCGCGAAGACGGTATCTCGGAGCCGAGATTCTACCGGAGCGGCTGCGACCCGAAAACAAGTACCGAGAGGAAGACGTAGCCTATCGGACCTTCGTAGCGAACTCGGCTACGCGCTACTCTCCGGTACAGCTTAAGGGAGGGGCTCTCGTAGGTTCCATGGAAGTGGAGCTTGCAGAGTCCGATACCGGCGACCAATTGACAGGCTCCGACTATGAAGCGGTTGTCCGGCTCATAGAGAGAGCGTCAAACGGAGGCGGCAACCGTCCGGAACTCGAAGCGATCACCCAGATTCTCAGGTGGTCTGACGCTACGCTGAATCTACCGCTTATCGAACTGAACGAGGTTCAAAGGTGGCAGGCTCTCGTAAACGCTCAGATCATCCGGACCGGTGATGAAGGGTACCGGGAAGTGGTTAACTTCTCCGCTCCTACCGGACACAGACCGAACGCGTTAGGCGCATGGTCTAACAACGCGGTAGACCCCATGGCGGATTTGTCGGCCGCTAAAACGTTCCTGTCGGGTAAGGGTTACACGATTACCCGAATCATCGCAGGGACTCCGGTAATCGCGAAGCTTCAGGCTAACGCGCTAATGCGGAATCGAGTAGGCGTCATTTCCGTACAGGCTGGGTCAGTGATCGGACAGCCCGGAATTCTGGACATTAACAGTCTGAATAACATCATGACTGCTAATGACCTCCCGCCTATCGAGAAGTACGACCTGACGTACCGTATGCAGTCAGCTAGCGGTGGTACTCAGACTCACTTCCTCCCTCGTGACGTTATGGTTTTGGTCTGTGAGACGGGCAGAGACCAGACTATCGAGATTCAGGGAGACGAGCCGCTGTTAGTCCAGAATACGCTAGGCTACGTAGGCGTAGGACGGGCAGTCGGTCAGACCCAGCCGGGAAGGGTTATCCCGGCTCCGCGTGTCTTCCAGAATACCAAGCCTCCGCGTATCGAAGGCGAGGCATGGCAGACAGCGTTTCCGGTTATTCAGGACCCGGAAGCGGTGTACGTCATTAAGGCAATCACGTAACTTGCCGTTACCTGATTCGCAAACAGGCGCTATAGGGTTCCGGATTCTCTTACCCAGAGGTTCGGAGCCCTTTCCCAGAATAAGGGGATACCGACATGGCAGAGACGGAAACAAAAGAATCACGAAGTAAGGCTATCTTGGATATGGGAACCCCAGGAGGTGTTATGGGGACTCTCATTCCTGGGGATGAAGAGGAAGTAGAGATTCCCTTCGCGGGTATGTCAACCGGAGGCGAAACCGGCTCTACTCCGGCGGTCTGGAGTTTCGGAGGTAGGCACTGGCAGCAGGGAGACAAAGCTCCGGCGTCTATCGTCGCTCTTATCGAGAAGAGAGCGAGACAGGTTTACCCGGATCAATTCGCAAAGGCGGAAGGTTCGGAACCGGTAGAGAATCTGTCCGCTGTTCCGTCCGGAGCGGCTGTCAGTGCCTTAACGGCTGCTACTGGGAATGAGGAACAGGCGAGAGCTATCCTAGAGGCTAGGACTTCTGAGGAAGAGACTTCCGAAATGGACTCGCCTGCAGCGACTCAGAGCGTAGCCGAGGGAAGCGGAGGCGTAGCTACCGTAACTCCGGGAGCCATGCCTACCGGCTCTCTTCCCCAGGAAGAAGAGGAAGAGGAAGAATCGGAAACGTCTAACAGGTCCGGAGCTAGGCGGAGACGTTCGTAGCCACATACGGACGTTGCGGAGCCTGTCTAGATTCCGGCTGGGAGAGCCCTTCCCTATTTCGGGAGCGGTAGGGTTTAGGGCTCTCCCCTTAATTCTCAGAGAGTAAAAAATCATGTCAGACATTCAGGATAAGCTAAACCTAATCCGGATGTATAACGTAGGCTCTGACGAAGAGGCGGTCGATTTGGTGAATGATTGCTGGAGGAAGTATAGCGCTGAGTCTGCCGACCTGAAGCAATATAGGACGCGGGTAGACCTGCTGACTTACCTGCAGTCGAAAGCTCGAACGCGAATCAGCTTTACCCAGGGTCCGGACCGCTACGAAGCGGAAAAGGTACACGCACATATCACCCAGCAGTTAGCGGACGCGAGAGCGCTTCTAGACGTTTCGGTATCTGGCTCCCGTCCTGGGTTCTCCGCTCAGGTTCCTGAACGACTATGCTAGAGACTCCGTTAGATGCTGAAACTCTAGCTCTCGCGAGGGAGACGGCTGAATCCACTATGACGGAAACGGCTAGCGTTCGGGTCAATACCGGAACTGTCTCCCAGCATGGCGGCATTCGAGAGAACTGGACGATACCGGACCCAGCTAGAGCTTACAAGTGTCGGAGGCAGGCGTTTCCAGGCTCCCAGGGAGAAGGAGCCCAACCGGGAGACCGACAGGGAGTTCAGATCATCCGGCGAATACTCTTACCCTGGAACGCTGATGTAGATTCCGGAATGAGGCTCATAGTAGGCAGCGACACTTACAATGTAACCGGAACTAACTCAGACTCTACGGACCGGGTTTCGTTAGTCTGTACTGTAGCGAAGGTGTAGTAGTGTCTCTAAAGTTGGAGATAGACGACAGGCTAGACGGAGTGTCTGCCTACATAAACGAAAAAGGTCCGTTAGTCGTAGCGAAGACCGCAACCAACATAGAGGCGGATGCAAAGGCGCTAGTCAGACAACACAATCTCATAGACAAAGGATTCCTGATTAACTCGATACAGGCTCGAAAGATAACCGCCTTTACCTGGGAAGTGATTGTAGGTATGTTCTACGGAATATACCATGAATTCGGAACGGTTCGACTTGCAGCCAGACCGTATTTAGGTCCGGCGGCAGACCGGAGCGCTCCGGAGTTCTCAGACGCTATAAGCGTACTGGTAAGGGTCAGTCTAGAGCAGAATCAGATTTCCGTCTCGTATCGGAATGCATCATGAACGAAACGGGAGCCGGAAGAGTCTTCATACGGAATACTCTAATAGCGAACGCTGCAGTATTGGCGGAAGTCGGACAGCGGGTCTACTGGGGTAGGGCTCCCAGAGGAGCGATATTCCCGTATGTAGTCCTGTCCCTTCAGGGAGGCACTAACGCGGAAGCGCTCGAAGGTGAGAGGCTAGCGCAGGAGCCGAGATACCTTATCAAAGTTATAGACGAAGCGGGAGACCCGGAAGTATCCGGAAGGGTGTTCGGTAAGGTAGACGCGGCTCTGAAACACGCACAGGGTAGTATCACGCTAGACGGAGTGGAATACTGGGTTTCCGGACCTACCCAGGAGACTCCGGTAGACTATGTAGAAGACGACCCGAATTCAGACGTATCATACCAGCATACCGGCGGTATATACCGCCTGTTTGTCGAAGGAGTGACCTAGGATGCTAAGAGCAGCGAGATTCCAGGCGACTCAGCTAGGAGTAGAGGTTACCCCAGGAACGGCGGTACCTGCTAATAAGCGACTCTTAGCCTCCACTCTTACCGCCAGACCGGAGATAGCCTCTTCCGTCTTTCGAGCGGTAGGCATGAAGTTTCCGGTGGACGTACTACTGCAGAAAGAATGGACAGTCGCAGAAATAGGCTCTCCGGATGGACTCGGCATTAATGATGCCGCGTACTGGCTAGCCGGACTTATGAGCCGAACCGCTTTCGTCTTCAAACCGGTAAGCTTCGGTCCGGAAGTCATTACGACCTACTCCGGAGAGGCGGGAAGCTCCGCAGGTGCGGAGAAGTTCGCTTATGGGTTTACGCAGTCTCTAGCCTTTACGTTTACCCCGGCTGAGTCGTCAATGACAGGCGTTATGATCGGTCGGAAGCTGACCGAATCCGCCACCATGACGCCTACTCCGACTGATATACCGGCGGAGGCTCCGGACCCGAAGAAAAACTCGGTATGGGTAGCGGCTACTCAGGCAGGATTAGCGCGTACGCGTAGGGTCGTAGCAGCGTCGTTCGGAATTGCTAACGCCAGAGTTCCGTTTATCGACATGTACGACACTGACGACTCTTTCGAGGAGCCGGTAGAAGATGCCTGGGACGTAAGTTCCTCTATTACCATAGAGCATAACGCTACGTCAGTCGGATTCATGACGGCTCTCCGGAACAAAGAGGCGCAGTGGTTTAGATTCCGGACTGAAGGACGCGAGTACGGCGTAGGGACACCCTATCGGCTGGAAATCGAAGGTAAGTTCAAACTGGCGAACCCAGGAAGAGGGCCACAGGGCTCTATCTGGGGCGCTACCTACGATCTGGTACCGGTCTACGATTCAACCCTGGCGGCTCCGTTCGTTATCAGGGTTCTTACCGATATGGCGGGTCTGTAGCTCCATTACGCTCTACAGACTTAGCCAGAAAGCGAGGGAGCCTCTACATGGTCAGTACGAACGGACCCGCGAGGCGTAGCCGGTCTATTCGGAAACACCCTCTGGAGGCTCCCTCGTTAACTTCGCACATACGAGAAAGGCTATCAGGCATGTCTACGCTCCCAACGTTAGACTCGAACCGGGCAAAGCGAGGTGCTACCCTTCCGTTCTCTCTGACATGGAACGGCGGAGAGATTACCGGAACTCTCTACCCAGGAGTCTACACCGGTAAGTTCATGCGGGAAATGAACGACGCTAACGTATGGATTCCTAATGCCCATCTCCTCGCCTCCTGGGACTACACCCTCTCCCCAGAGGACCCAGACGTACCGGAAGACCTGCGTGGTCAGGTCTGCCCTATTACGGAAGAGGCATTAGAAGAGTTCGTCCCTATTCCTCTTCTGCATGCGCTGTACTCTCGACTCCTGAAGGTACTACAGAACCCAAACCCGGAGACGCCTCCCGAATAGCGGACTTCCGAACCGGGAAGGCGTCAGATTATCCGGAATGGTATCCGCTAGATGTAGCCGCCAGACGCTATCACATGAATCCGGAAGAGGTAGAGAACCTTTCAGGGACATGGATCAATGCGGCATTTGCGGCGGAACTAGGGGAATCTCTGGCTAGACAGGAGTGGGAAGCAAAACTCCGAATGACCCAGTAAGGAGGGCGCTATGCCTCCGGTAACAGTCGCTACCCTTCGAGCCGTTGTAACCCTAGAAGACAGACAGCTACAGCAAGGTCTAGCGAAGACTCGCCAGGGATTTAAGGACACTGCACGGGAGGCCGACAAAGCCTCCCGTGATTTCAATAAGGCGGAAAAGGAAGCTAACTCCCTGGGGAAGACCCTGGGGAGAGTAGGCGGCATTATTGGCGCAGGTGCGGTACTCGAAGGAGTACGGCGGTTTGCTGGGGAGTCGGTCAAAGCGGCATCGGACGTTAGCG